GAACAAAAGGAAAACGATGCAGCAATGTGAAAAATGTGAGGAATGGTTCATTCGTAGAACTACACGAATGGTCGGATTAAAATACTGTTCAGAACGATGCGCGAAAAATATGGCACAGAAACAATATCGCCTTCGTAAATCTAACAATCTAAATACTACTAATTGTGGAAAAGATGTGTAAAACTAGAGTATATGGGAACAACAAAGAAAACACCAACAAAAACCAAAGTGCCCGTCCAAAAAAAAGTTGTCAAAAAGACACCCAAAAAGGTTGTAAAAAAGAAAACGGTTAAAGCCAAAAAAGCCGACAACCCTGTAGGTAGACCAATATCGTTAGAAGACCCAGAGATACGCGCAAAATTCTTGTTAGCAGCCGGCTTCAACATGAGCGTCGAAGCATGTAGCGCATACGCAAAAATATCTAAACAAACCTATTACACGTATATCAAAACCCACCCCGAATTTGTGGACGAGATGGAACAAAATAGGCAGATACCATACCAGAAGGCCGTCCAAGCAATAATCAACAACTTTGCTAAAGATCCACATCTTGCTTTGAAATATTTAGAACGCCGACATAAAGACGAGTTCTCTCTCCGCCAAGAAATCACTGGAGCTGATGGGAAACAATTAATTGGTGGGCTTGCAGGGCTAGTAAGCAAAGCCAAGGTAGTATTAGATGAGCATGGAAAATCTAAAAACAAATGAAGATATTGATGTTGTAGTAGCAGCCCTGCAGGTTTCGCCTAGCTTTTTTACTAAAGAAATATTAGGTACAGAATTTTGGAGCAAGCAAGAAGAAATAGCAATCTCGGTTCGGGATAATCGTTATACGACGGTGCGGGCTTGCCATGATGTTGGTAAAACTTATGTTGCTTCTCGTATCGCTTTATGGTATTTATATTCTCACCCTCAATCGATTGTTGTTACTACTGCCCCGACGATGCGTCAAGTAGAAAACCTATTATGGCGAGAATTACGTGCTGCTCATGAGAATGCTATTCAGGAACTTGGCGGCGATCCTTTAAAGACCCGCCTTGAATTATCGACTGACTGGTATGCCATCGGAGCATCTTCAGGCGACCCCGATAAGCTTCAAGGATTCCATGCAGCAAGCGGAAACATTCTAATTATTGTTGATGAAGCTGCAGGTGTCAACGAGGACGCGTTCGAAGCGATCGAAGGTATGATGACATCAGAAAAAGCACGAATGTTGATGATCGGTAACCCAACTTCTGCCACTGGCTCATTCAGACAATCGCATCACTCTTGGGAGCATGCCAACAAAATACATATTTCTGCTTTCGATTCACCCAACTTTGTTAACAATGGTATCAATACGATCGAAGATTTACGAGAAGCAAACCTAGACAATATCGAAATAGTAAACCCTTATCTTGTTGCTCCGCGCTGGGCGTATGAGAAGATAGATTCTTGGGGCATAGATTCGCCAATGTTTCAAGCGCGCGTGTTAGGTAATTTTCCTAGCCAATCTGCGAATACTGTAATACCTTTGAACGCTTTAGAGCAAGCATGCACAGAAGAACATCGCGCAAAAATTAAAGCTAAAGGCGGAATGTTTTATCTTGGTGTTGACCCTGCACGATTCGGTAACGACGAAACAGTCTTGACTCCTCGTTATGGAGGTTATGTGCCTGAACAATTAACAAGCCCTTATACTTCTATACCAGCAACAGTAGGACTAATAAAACAATACTCTAACCCTAGACCCGATGGTATATATGTCGATGTAGACGGCTTGGGCGGTGGAGTCTACGATATTTTGCGTGAAGCTAAATATGATATGGCGATAGAAATACATAACAACGCTAAAGCACTACCCGACGATACAGGACTCACATTCGCAAATTTAGCTTCTCAGTTATGGTGGAGAGCAAGAACAATGTTTATAGCTGGAGAACTCGCGATCCCTAACGACGACAAACTTATAATGCAACTCTCAACACGTAAATATTCTTTCACTGGTAAAGGCTTGACGATAGAATCTAAAGACGTTTGGAAAAAAAGATATGGCAACAAATCGTGCGACCGTGCTGACTCATTCATATACTCATTAGCTGATATACTAGGAAATGAGACGACAGTTCAAGCTTCTGCAGGACGTAACGTGTCAGATTATATTAACGAACGTTTGAGAGAATAAATGAGCAAGATCGGCCAATTCATTACTAGCCTAGCTAAGACACCTGCAGCTCCTAACACTATCGAAATTGGTACTTCTGCGAGCGGTAGTTTGCCTAGTATTTTTAACGAAGAATTTATAGATACCGATAAAGTTAAAGCTGCCGATCTTAAAAAGATGCTCGACTCTGATGGTACTATCCAAGCCCTATATAACACTATTGTCATGTCGTTATTGGGTAGAAATTGGACTATTGAAGCTGATGACGATTCGCCTGCTGCTATAGAACAATCTGCTTGGGTTGAAGATCAGTTAAGGATGCCACCACACAAGGGAGGTATGTCTACACCATTCGATCTTGTTATAGCTCAGGCTTTAAGGGCAGTCATTGAGGGTTATGCAGGATTCGAAAAAGTGTTCGCTATTTCTGATGGCAAAGTAGTATTTCGTAAAGTAGCTTGGAGAGACCCTACAACAATAAGTATGCGTACTGATGATAGGGGAGGATTTAACGGCTTTAGGCAAAGAGCATATATTGGTAACACTTATGCTGATGTAACAATACCTTTAGATCGCAGCTTTCTTTATACGTATGGTAAAGAGTTTCATAATCTTAAAGGCAGGTCTGCTTTCCTTGCAGCATATTCTAGCTATGATAAGAAAAGACGTTTACTATATTTTGCTGAGCAACAAGCACAAGCTGATGCTTTGAAAGTAAAAATTGTTGAGGGTAAAGAACGAGCCTCACAAGACGAACTAGATGAGACTGTTGCTGCTGTCGATGAGATAGGTTTTAAAGCTACTGTTGGTGTACCTAACGGATATAAAGTTAGTGCGCTCGACACAGGTTCAACTTATGATCTTCTGCCTTTAATCGAATTTCAGAACGCAGAAATGGCAAGATCAGTACTCGCGATGTTTATTCTTCTTGGTACTGGCTCTAATACTGGTGCTTATGCTTTGTCTCAAGATCAATCAGACTTCTTCGTACAAGCTTTAATGTCAATAAGTAAGTCATTAGAACAACATATAACTTCTTATCTAATACCCGATTTGTATAAATATAATTATGCGACACCCGAATACGGCACTTTCAAGTTCGAAGATATTACAGACTCAACAACAGAATTATTGAAAGAAACATTTATCAAACTTACCGAGAAAGATCGTCTGCCACAAGAAATAGTAGATGGTGTTATACAGAAGATGGCTGACAAACTCGATATAGATATTGATATGCTAGAACAAGCAATAGCTGAGCCAATACAAGACCCGACAGTTGACCCTATTGCAGAAGTTGTTGAACCTATACCAGCATTATCTTTAAGCACAGATGCTTGGAGAAGATCTTTAACAAAAGCAGAAACAAAAGTCAACTTTGCGAGCATAGAAAACAAACTTAACAGTCTCGAAGCCGACACAGAACGTAACATTAGAGCGATATACGATGCTCTAGTTGCCAACGCTTTACCTAAAATAGATAAATATGTTGCTGCTGGACAATACGAGAAGCTGACAGAAAAAAATCTGTTCGATGAAAATCTAAAAAACCAGTATGTTAAAGCCTTAAAAGAAGCAGGGTTGGATGCTTATACGTATGGTAAGAATGGTGCGAGCGACGAATTGTTTATCCCTATTCCTTCTACGCCTAAAGAATCTAAAGATTTCTTCCAAAATAACGCTGTTACTATTGTTGAAAAACAGTTGTCTGATCTGATTTTTAAGATACAAACAGAAGTTAGCAAGGCTCAACGTAAAGACCAACTATCCACAAGGTTATCCACAGGTGATATTATTGTTGCAGTAACAGCAATGTTTACTGATTATTACCAGAATACTATCGGGCTGACAGCTACAGCTATAGCAGCTATCGCTATCAATAAAGGTCGTAAAGATGTTTTTGATGTGGCTAAAGAAAAAATATATGCTTACCAATACTCAGCCCTGTTAGATAATCGTACCTGTCCTACATGTGAAGAACTCGACGGGAAAGTCCTGTCAGAAACAGAATACAAAAACACTACCTACGACCCACCAATACATCATAACTGCCGTTGTATATGGGTTGCTATTCTCCAAGACGAAATAGACCCTCCTGACATTACTGGCTTCCCCGATACTTCAAGACTTCTAGAACCTTCATTATCTAAAGATATGGAAGATCAAATAGTTGAGCTAACACAAAAAGCAGTAAAAAAAGCTGTTGCTGACGAGGTTGATAAACTATTAGCAGAGGATTAACTTATGGCTAATAAGATCGAACAGATAGCATTAAAAGAAAAAAAGAAGATACAAGCTAAACAAGATGCTGATGTTATACGTTTCTCAAAAAAAATAGCAGAAGAAATCTTAAACAATATAGGACAATTAGATCGTGACGATAAAAAAGAGTTACAAGAAAGCATTGTTAGCCTATCTAAATCTGTAGCAGAAGCAATAGTATCTTCTAACACTACTTTTGATAATACTCTTAAAGACAATTTCAGTAAACTTCTCGTTGCAACCAAAAATAACGATAATAGAGCAGATCAAAACAAGATTTTTAAACAGATAGGAACATCACTATCTAACTTCGAAGTAGCTTTGAGCCGTTTAGAGTTATCGCCACAAATAAATGTTACTGGGCTTACTAAAGAGGAATTAAAAAAAGAGATAGATAAAATTCTTTCTAAGCTACCTGCATCTTCTAAAAGAGAAGTTGTTATTGCTTACGAGAACGCTAACCCTGACAAGTATATTAACGTCCGTTTGACTGATGGTATAGAACATTATAAAGCTTTAGCTGGGGGCGGTGGTGGTACTCCTGATGGTGCTACTGTTAGTAAACAAGACGAGATTATTACAGCAATTCAGGGTATTTCTGGAAGTGTTAATTATACGACCAGGATTGTTACTGTTGGTTCTTTAACATATATTGGTAATGCTGCTATAGGTTCTGCAACATCTGTCGCAGTATGGCAAATTAAACGGCTTGCAACCCCTGGTTTAACTAAACTATGGGCTGATGGTAACGATAATTTTGATAATGTTTGGGACGATAGAGAAAGCTTGAGTTATAGCTAATGGCTACACGACATGTTACATATACTTTAGAAAACGCTCAGGTCACTTTAGATCGTAGTACAGATATAGATTTAATTAACGAGATTGAAGCTAACGGATATTTAGCAAAAGATGACGTGACTAACCCTGAGGCAGACATTATTGAAGAAGGTGCTTTAGTTTTAACTGTTGACGGTGAACGTATAGTAGTAGCAGAGGAAGATTTGACACGTGGCAACATTTAACCTTGTAGCAGATACCCGTTTACGTCAACTTGTAGGACGTACTGGTTCGGATGTAGTAAACAATTTAGGTTTTGCTTTTACTATTGATACTCATACTTGTTTTGGTACTGGAGCTACTACTTCTACAATTATAAGTTCTGTTACTGGTTCTTCTACTTTGGGTGGTGACATTAAAATTCGTGGAGATCAAACACGACTTGTTCCTTTTGATACAGGTAGTGGTACTGTTCCTGCTTACGATACTGTGATTACTGGTTCTGGTGGAGGCTCTGGTTTATTGCAGGGTGTATATACGGCTGCTCTTAACGCTGCACCTTTAACTCCTGGCGATGCCATGCCAACAAGCGGATATTTTCTTTTGAGCGAATGGAACTCTGTTACTTTTCCTGATAATAATACTTTGACTGGTATTAGCGCAATAGTATGTATCGACCATATTTTGGGTTCTGGTACTGACCGTTGGGGTTGGATAGAAGTTGTAGGTGTTGAAGGTTCAACATGGACTATAAACGGGTTAAATAACCAGTCTAATATTGCTGTTAAAGG